CCAGGAGCGAGTAAGGCTGCGGCAGGCCGGAGGCCCTCAGGGTCCCCGACCCGGAAAGGGAAGCGGTGCCCGCGAGGTACCCGGCCGCCGTGATAGTCCCCGACCCCGACAGGGCAGCCGCGCCGCTGTCGACGTTAACTGCCTTGAACGTCACGACGAGCGCTGCGTAGTCCGCCGTCACGCCGAACGTTCCCGCGTAGGTGACCGTCCCCGTGGACGAGAGCACCTGGTACCCGGTGAGCAGCCCGACATGGGAGCTGGCGCTGGTCTGCTGGGCCAGGTTGGTCCACGGGCTGCCGGGCCCGGTGATCGTCCCGATGGCCGTGCCGTTCCACCCGCCGACGCAGCCGATCACCACCTCGGACGCCTGAGCGGTCGTCGCTGTCGCGGTAGACGACCAGGACGAGACGCTCGTGACCGACTGCCCGGCCGTCTTGTCCACGGGACTTGATGTGGTGATCCCGGACCACTCCTCGACCGTGACGTCGATCGACCCGGTGTTGCCCGTGGTGAACGTGACCGCGACGGCGGTCTGGCCGCCGGCGCACCCCGGGTCCGCCCACATGAACGTGGTCTGGCTGTCGGTCGCCGGGTTCCCCACGGGGGAGATCGCCTGCGCGAAGTTGCCGGCAGACCCGCCCAGGGTGATGCCGGTGATCGTCGGGTTGGCGGGACTGGCGCTAGAGACTGCGGTGACGACCAGGCAGTTACCCGCAGTAGTGCCCGACGTCAGGGTCACGGTCAGCGAGGTGCCGGTCGTGGTGCCCGACTTCGACTGGACGAGTAGCGGGGCCATGAGCGTGCCTCCCCTCCGGCTGCCTGCGTCAGCTCAGGGCGGGATCAGGCGCAGCTCGGCTCGCGGGCCGCCTTACCAGACGGATGCGTCGCAGGTCACGGCCCCGGAGGCGAACTGAACGGTGTCGCCGTTCGCCACCCCGGTGATGTTGGCTGTCAAAGCCCCCTGGAACCAGCGGAGCGGTGTCCCTGCGGTGTCCCAGATCTCCACCGAGGTGATGGTCGTCCAGGAGCCGCTCGCCGTCCACGACGGGGTGTTGGACGAGGTGGACACGCCGGCGGAACTCGCTCCGAAGGTGATCACGACGCCGCCGGCGGTGTAGCCGGGGCAGTTACCGGAGGTCGCCTCGGTGCCGTTGGAGGTGTTAGATCCCTGGGCGGTGAGCAGCCTCAGGTGCAGCGCGGTCGGGAAGGTGGGGGCGGACCCGCCGTGCAGGATCGCGTCCATGATCGCGGCTGCACGGGTCCGGTCGGTCATCGATGCCATGTCAGGAAACCCCCGCGCTCGCGCCGGACAGGATGATGGTCACGGGACGGCAGGGGACCCCGGTTTCCCTGGCTGCCCGCCCGTGGTTGTGAGGCTGCGTGCAGCACTTGCAGCCCGCCGCGTCCAGCGCGTCGTGGATGTCCACGTCGCCGGAGGTGACGGTCGTGACAGCCGCGCACTCCTCGTTCGTGCACCGCACCTCGTGCATGCTTCCTCCTCACCCCCGGGCGGGGGCGTAGCTCTCGTAATCCACCAGGTCGCTGTCGTCCTCGGTCACGCCGAGGCGCGACCGGATGCCGACGTGCGGCGGGTCCTGGTAACCCCGGACCTGCGGGCCGGACAACCAGGTGCCCTGTCCCTTCTGGGCCTGGGCCTCGGATTCGGGGTAGTGCTCGGCGAGGACGGTGCCGCCCTCGCCGGCGGCTGCGGCTGCGCTGCCCTCCAGGGCGGCCTCGTTGACGGCGCGGGCCAGCGCCGCCATGCGGCGCACCCGGTCGGAGCGGCGCATCAGCGCGCCCTGCTTCGGCATGCCGCGCCTCCCGGCCTTCGGCATCGGGCCGCGCTGCTCGGAGGACTCCGGCGGTACCTGCGGCATGCCGCCCGCGTCTTCTGCCGCCGTCTCGCCCTCGCTCGGGGCGTTGACCGGGCCGCCTGCCTGCGCCTCCATCTCCTCGGCCATCTGCGCGTCCTCGGGGGTGGGCGCGAGGTCCGGCAGGGGAACCGGCTGGACGCCCATCCGGTCGATCATCATCTGCTGGGCGGCCAGGGCCGGGGGGACGCCTTCCACCTGCGCGACAGGGGAGAAGTCGGCCATCAGGTCCGGCGGGACGGGCAGCCCGGCGTTGCGCAGCTCGACGAACGCCTGGCGGCGGGTACGGGCCTGGGCGATGATGTCGGCGACCGCCTCGTCCTGGCTCTGCTCGCGCTCCTCGTCCAGGTCGATCCCGAGGCCCCGCGTGCGGGTGCGCGCGGAGATCGGGATGCCGGAGGCGCGCAGCGCCTCAGTGAACTGGCGGGTGATGTCCTCGTCCCGGAAGTTGAGGACCTGGCACTTGAGGTCGGGCACCAGGAGCTTCGGCTGCTCGGTGATCCGCTTCTCGCCGGTCTCCTCGTCGGTTTCGAGGACCTCCTCCATGATCACGAAGCGGCGGCCTGAGCGTTCTTCGTAGTCGTAGTGCTCCTGCGCTTCGGCCACGATCAGCATCCGCTTGCGCATGTGCCTCATGAGCATCTGCTGGTAGGTGGTCATGAGCTGCTCGACGAGCTGCTTGTTGAGCGCGTCGGCGGCGTACGTCTGCCCCTCGCCCGCCCCGGTGAGGAACGTCCGGGACAGGCCGAAAACCTGGAGCACCCGGTCCTCGATCCGTTCGAAGTCCATGCTCAGGTCAGGCATGTTCTCCCGGCCGAACACCGGCTCGATGTCGACCGCGAAGTTGTGGATCAGGGCCCTGAAGTCGCCCGCGAGCGCGGCGTCCAGCGCCATCTCGAAGTTCTCCAGGTCGTCGTCGGTGGGAATCCACGGGACGCTGGTGCCGAGGTCGGTGGCGCTCGCGCCGAGCTTGCACAGGATCAGCGGGGTGTAGAGCCGGTCGGCGATCGAGTCGAGCGCAGTGTTGAGCATCTCCTGCTGGAGCATGGAGCGCATCGCCCGGGTCAGCAGCGGCAGGCCCCGCAGGCTGAAGGTGTCGCCCTTGAACCGGAGCTGGCGCAGCAGCACGTTGCTCACCGGCATGAAGGCGTTCTCGGCGGTGTAGGCGGCCAGCTCCGGGTACTCCTGGACCAGCTTGTTGTACTCCCAGGCCGGCTGGCGGGTGGTAAGGATCTGCCGGATCGTCCACGGCAGCCGGGTGAAGAACCGGGGCTGCTTCAGGAACGGGGAGCGCTCCACCTTGATGTCGTCGGCGTTGAGAAGTTCCTCGTCGTCCCAGATGCCCAGGTCCTCATTGAATGTCGCAAATGGCCAGGCTTCACCCGTTATGTAGTACTCTCGCCCGATATCTACGAGGAACTCCCCGTAGTCGAGCCCGTCGTCGCCGAAGAACAGGTCCTGGTAGAAGTCGGTGAGACGCTGGTCCTTGCACTCCAGTCGCGCCCCGACCACCGGGAATTTTGAGAAGATATCGACGCAGGAGCCGACGATCGGGTCGGTCTGGTACAGCAGCCGGCAGAACGCCCGGACCTTCGCCAGCTCCTCGTTCTGCGAGAAGTCATAGGGGAGGTTGTTCTGCCGCCAGTAGAACAGCGGGTCCCTGGGCCGCCCGGTGGCGAACTGGATGTCGGAGAAGCCCGACCCCCCGGCCCCGCCGGCCGTGTAGGCGGTGCGGCGGCCGACAGACGACTGCCGGGCGTTGATCCGCCGGTTCTTGCGCGCCTCGGCGACCTCGGGGCTCATCTGCTCGGAGCTGAGCGCCCCGATGCCCATCGTCCGGCCGAGCTGCCTCGCCGTTGACGCCTGGCGGGCAGTGCCCGACCCTGGCTGGTACGCGACCCTCATCTGACCTCCTAACCCTTCCGGGCCAGGAGGTCAGCGGGACGGTCAGGTCAGTCCCTGTAGTGGTCCAGGTTCACCCAGTCGCCCGTGGCGAACGGGACGCGCCGGGCCTGCGGGTCATGGCCGGTGGGGTCGTTGTTGAGGCGGGCGCGGTTGTACTGGTCCCGCAGGTGCCCCAGGGTCTCCGGGTGGCGCATCTCGGCTGCTACCCGGCTGGCGGCGGTCTCGTCGTCCTGGCCGAGGGGGACGTGCAGGCCAGCGCCTACGGGGTCGCCCATGTGAAGCATGCTCAGGCCCCAGCCGTAGGAGTGCCCGTGACTCACGCTGAAGTGATGCCCTGTCTCCGTCTCCCAGGTCGGCGCATCCCCGGCCGACCACGAGGCGGGGAAGACGCCGCGCTCCCTGAGCATCTGGTGCATCCGGTCGTACTGGTCAGGGGTTGCCATCAGAACCTCCTCGGCCAGGTGCCGTCGGCCTCCGCGCCAGGCGTCATCTGGTCGCGCATCGACTGGAGCACGTGAGGCTGCCGCATGGCGGCCACGGCGCGCTCGCCGACGCCCTCGTCTCCGGGGCCGAGGCCGACGACGACGTGACGCAGGTTCTCGGGGTCGCTGTCGTGGAAGACGCGCAGCTTCCACTGGCCTTCCTTGTGGTTCCACGGGGTGATCACCGTGTGCCCTGTTTCGAGGTGAGCGATGCCCAGGCCGTCGCTGCGCGATATGAGCCCGTTACGCTCCAGGGAGGGACGGGCGCGCTCCCACCGCTGCTCGTCCTCGCTGGAGGCTGCCCGGCGGACCGCCTCGAAGATACCCATCAGCGGCCTTCTACTCGTAGTGGCTGAAGTGGACGTCGTACGGGTTGTCGGCGCGCCACTGCTTCGGCTGCCCCGAGGTGCCCTCCGGGTCGCCCGCCGCCGCCGCGCGCTGCCACTGCTCGCCCATCGCCTGCACCACGTGCGGGTGCCGCAGCTCCCCGAGGGCGTTGGCGGCGACGCTGTGGTCGTGCCCGCCGACGTCGGACCAGACGCCACCTCCCGTCGGGTCCCCGGGGTGCAGGGCCAGCATGCGCCACCTGTTGCTCCCGGGATCGAGGTGGAAGCCGATCTTGTGCCCGGTCTCCAGGCGCAGGTGATCGTCGGGCCAGTGCTCCCTGCCGGGGTACAGGCCGTGCGCCTGGAGCTGCTCTCCCACCCGCATGGAGCGCTCCTGCATCTCGCCGAACGGGATGGCCCACGTCCCCCGGTGACCCCGGTAGTGGTAGGGGTACGCATTCTCGCGGTAAAGCATCAGGGTCCTCCGCGTCGAGGATGGCCTGGGCCAGTTCCCGCCACTCAGGCCAGGTACGGGCCGGGCTCAGGACGATCCACCGGCCGTCGCAGTGGCTGGTGAACTCGGGGATGCCGTCAGCGCCGAGCAGGCGGCGTCCGGGCTCCCCGGAGGGCTGGAGGCTGCTCACGCCGTCATCCTCCCGGTTCCATCAGACCTCGAACTTCCTGTACCAGCGCGGCTCCGGGCTGCCCCGGTGCTGCATCATCTCGCGCATCGACGCCATGACCTCCGGGTGGCGCAACATGGCGTGGACGGACTCGCCGAGCCGGGAGTGGTCGCCGCCGAGGTCGCCGTGCTCGACCTGGAGGATGCGGGGTATGTCCGGGCTGTGCTCGTCGCTGAGGCCCTGCCGGTCGTCGTCATGGTGAATGTAGGTCGTCCATTCACCATGGTCTCCGAGGAGGGTCTCCTCCTGGTGCCCGGTGTCGTAGGTGGCCCCCGGCTGCTCGTTCTCGGGGTGGCTGCGGGGGAGGAGGCCCCGCTCCTTCATCGAGCGCACGCCCTCGGCGATGCCCCGCATGTGATCGTCCTCGGTCATCCACCGGGCGGCCTGGCGGATCATGTCCCAGGCGCCCATCAGCGCCCCCGCGTCATGTCGAGGAGCAATCGGTTCCCGGTCTGGTCCGGGCCGTGTCCCTGGGCTCTGTCCATCTGGCCGCGCATGTGCCCGAGCACGTCGGGCCGCCTGAACATGCGGTGCAGCAGCGGCCCGACGTGCTCGGGCACCTCGCCGAGGTGCGCCTCCACGACGTGGCCATGGTCTCCTCCCGGGTGCCAGACCTGAACGTGGAAGCCAGGACGGGGGTCTGCGCCGAACAGCCCGTTGTTCTCCTCGCGGCCCCGTGGCCCCATGTGGTACAGCCACATCTTGTGGCCGGTGTCGAGCCGCATCTGGGAGTCGGGGAAGCCGTGCTCGGCAAGCGAGTTCCGCATCCGGTCCCAGTCGCCGTCTGCACTGAAGACAGACCCCATCCTGGTCCTCCTCGCGATGAAGCCCGGACCCCGTGAGGAGTCCGGCGACCCGTGCCATTCCGGCTCGGCACCGGAGTGATCCTCTTCGTGCATGTGCATCAGCACGTGCATCGGGAGCATCCCCGCCACCCCGAGCCGGTGAGCGCCGTCCAGGTGGGCGCGCAGCTCCGCCAGGTCCCGCAGGGGCTCGTGCCCCTCCGGTACCGCCGTGCGGATGAGCGCCTCCGCCAGGCGCAGGCTAGTAGTCATCGCCGATCCCGTGCTGGTGCAGCCAGTCCTGGTCGCCGAGGTGGATGTCCCCGCCGTACTCCGTCTCCAGGTCCGGGTGCACGTGCTCGCGGTTCCCGTCGGCGTGCTCGTTCCGGTGCGTCTCGTCGATCACCCAGTCCGGGTCGTCAGCCGTGTCGATGAACCCGTGCCGGTCCCTCATGTGCCGCCGCAGCTCGCCCTCGCTCATGTCATCGTGGCTGGCGTCTACGCGCACGGCGGCCCTACCGAAAGGGCGGCGGCCCCGGGATGCGCTGCGGGACGGCCCGTGCTGGAACCGCTGCTGGCCGGCGTTCCACCACTGGCCGGGCGGCTCCTGCTGCGGCATGCCCGCCTGTCCCCCTGCGTGGCCGGGGGTGGTGGAGTCGATGAACGACCGGGCGAGGCCGGAGCCGAGCTGGCGGTCCGCCTCCCGCAGGGCGTCCTCGGGCGTCCCCAGGTGCATGTAGTGGACCTGGCTGGACTGCGGGTGGCGGATGA